ATCAGCGCCCACTTGAACTGGCGTACAAACTCTTCCAGGTGGTGTTGCACCACCCGGTAGAGGTTCACCAGTTCGCCCGAGATGTCGTTCAACACCTCGACCTTGGCCGGCTTCTTCATGAAGTACAGGGCCGCTGCTCCGCAGAACGGTTCCACGTAGCAGGTATGCGCCGGAAACAGCGGCAGGATGTGTTTGGCCAGGCGGCGTTTACCGCCTATCCAGGGAATGATCGGAAGGGTTTGCATCAGGCGATGTCCTGTCTGGCACGCCCTGGTGCACTGGTGGGTGGCTCGTGGCCTTGAAGTGATTGAGTGTCCGGCAGCGCGGGCACTTGATACTGAGGGTAATGTACTGGCCTTCGGCCATTTTTCGGCCGCAATGGCCACAGCGAATATCGGTATTCATGTCTCTGCAAGGTCGTTAAAACCCGTTAGAATTGCCGGGCTTTCGTGCACGAAAGTGGCAGCCTCGGGTTGGCCTGCAGGTCCTATCTGCGGTCAGCTGTCCGGGTGGGTGTTAGCGCACCCACCCGGTCGCTGTCTCTCTATCGCCTTACGGCGTCATCAGATCAGTTTCAATTCCACCAGGGCACCCGGACGAGCGCACAGCGGCAGCGGATTGGACTGGGTATGCACATCCACACCACGGTCAAAATCGGTGTTCTTGATCTTGGCGTAGTACGGCTGGCCCAGGGTGCCGACGGCTTCCATGAAATCACCCGGCGCGTCATACATCAGGAAGGTCTGGCGAGTACCCAGCGGAATGGCATGGCCAGCCCCTTCGCTGATCAGGGATACGGTGCTCTTGCCATCCGCAGTCGGTACTTCTCCGGTGTACTCCTCGAAGGTCACGCCGCCAAACTTGAAACCGTTGCGCACGTCGCCACCGATATTTTCCTGTGCAGCTGCCCAGCCCTGGAATGCCTTTTCTACGTTCGGGTGAACGGTCAGTGCATCCATGAAGTCGGCATCAACCCAAGCCTTGACCCCGGTGGAAACATCACCCAGCAGATTCTTTTCAATGTGGCGGCACACGTTCATGCAAGCCTGTTTTACATTGAAGGCCGGGTCAGACAGTTTGAATTCGATCACCTTCTTCTGGATGCCGAACTCCTTGTACAGGTCGTACATCAGCTCGCCGTCACCATCCAGAATCTTGCCCTTGATCGCACCCAGCATCATCCATTCCTGGGTCAGGTCGTGGCGAACCTTCATGTCCTGCAGATGGTTGTTCACCACATTGGCCACATCGGCCACCGTCAGGGTGTCGTTGCTGCCAAAGGCACGGGAGCCGATTATCTCGGCCGCCAGAATGGTGTCATCGTGCGGGATGTGCGGCACCCCGAAGAACCGCACGTTCTTCTTGTCACGCTTGGTGCGTTGGCCCGGACTACCTACGTCCTGGTTGGACAGCAGGTGGAGCCGGCCACCGGCATATTCCAGTGCGACGGTACGGGCATTCACGCCCTTGCGCACGAAGATGCCGGACTGGCCAACCTTGGAGTAGGTGTTCGGCAGCAGCTTGATCGACTCGGTCAGGCTGGCGACACTGAAGGCGGCGTCTTTCAATAGATCAGCGATAGAAGGCATAGCTCAGTTTTCCTTTGCTTGAGGTCGTGGCGGCTGGTGACGCTTAGTCGCCGGCACGCTCGGTGATGCGGATGCCACGGGCCGACAGCTGGCGGTAAACGTGGCGGTAGTGGGCGGCTGAAGAGGTTTGCGCCGCCTGCAGCTCCGGTAGCGTATCCAGCGCCACCAGGCAATCACCGGCCACCGTGGCCACCTCGCGGGAAGTGACACCGGCATCGGCTACCGGCAGTGCGTGGCGGGTCACGCCCAGCACAAACGCTAGCGGGTCATCACCGGCATGCCAGGGCACGGCCAGCTCATCGTCCAGTGTGGCTACGCCGAGGATGGTGCCGGCCGGCAGTGCTGCCGGGCCGACGACCAGGGTTTCACCGCATTCATCCGGCTCACCGACAAGCGGGATCTGTGGCGGCAGGGTCTGATTAATCGTCAGGGAGTCCATGACTTTCCTTTTCTGGCCAGGGGCCGGGTTGGGTTACTTGGTGCCGGCGCGGGCCTTGGCGTTGGCAATCAGCGGGTTGTCACCACCCTGCTGGTTGTCATGCTTGCTGTTGGCGGCACGCGTGGTGGTTTCGGTACCGGGCTGCACCACGGCCGGGGCGGATTTCACAAAGTCCTTGAAGGCCTTCATGTCAGTGCTGCACATGGCCTGGTAGAAGTTGCGACTGGCCGGCGTGATCTTGCCGGCAGCAATGGCTTCATCCAGCACCTTGTCGACTTCGGCGGCAGCAGTACCGGCTTGCAGCTGTTGCAAGCTATTGGCAACGCGCTCGTATTCGGCCTTCGGTACAAAGCCGGTCATGATGCTGTTGGCCACCGTCTTCAGGTCAGCATCGGCAGCCGCACCGGTTGCCTGGCGCAGGCTATTCATGGCGGTCTGGGTCGAATTGCTGACGTCCTGCAGCGTCTTGATGGCATTCAGGGCGGCAGACAGTTTGCCGGCTGCATCCATGGCATCGCTGATGCTGATGCCAAGCTGCTGCAGCAGCTGGTCAATCGGGTCCATGCGGTTCTCCTGTGAGTTAAGGGCACGTAAAAACAGGTTGGGTTGGTTGGTCAGCCCCACGGCTACCAGGCGGACCACGCGGCCGCTGGCATCAAAATCGAAGACGGGTGACAGGTAGCGCCACTTCTTGGCCGTGATCACCTGTGCGGCGTCGGCATTCCATTCAATGCGCGCCCAGGTTTCACCATTCCGGATTTCCAGCTGCTTGATCCACCCGGCCGCCTCGGCCTTCTGGCCGGTCTGCAGGCACACCATGGTGAGGTGGTCGTAGTCGACCACCGGATCAATGCCCTTCGCTTTGTTTGCCGCAAAGTCAGCCAGCACGGCTGCCGTGTCGGTATGCCATGGTCCACGGCCATCACGGCCCATGAACGTGCCAGCCGGAATGACCTGGCACCATTCGGGCGGCTCACCATTCGGTCCCAGCGCTAGGGCTATGGAGAAAGCGATGGCGCAACTCGCCCGCTGCAGGCCATCTGGCTGCAGGCTATTCAAGGCACGGATAACGTCGTCGGGAATGAGCTTCATGGGCTGCATTGTGCGCAGCCTGGTGGGGACAAAAACGGGGGAAGGGGTTCGGTGAAATGAGAAAGGCACACTGCGATGTGTGCCTTTACAGGGAACAATTATGGATTATTTTTCTCAGCATGCTGACGTTCTGCTGCAGGGGATGAGGACAACCACTGGTGCGAACAGCGTAAACATTTACATTGAAACATTCCTGACGGCAGTAAATCCACAACCTCTATATCAGGGAAACAATCACCATCAGCTTGCTGTCGGGCTTGATCCTGACCAGAGTTGTCTTGGCATTTTCTGCAGTAGAGGCTGCTCATGACTTTCCTTTCTGCGAAGGCGACCAGTTGCTAGCTTCCCAGAATTGATTCCTGAAGGCAACTGAGTAATCCATACCAGCCCATGACCTTTTCCTCACGAATTAACACGCGTTAACGGGGGTATGCCGTGTTTTTACCATGCATGACAAGCCATTGAGCATGTACTGGTCTACAAATGCAGCATGGGCCGTTTGTGGGCTTTTGTTGCTGTACGAAAATTCACATAAAAATCGTTTTGCATAACAGCCTGCGCTGCTATAGTGACCATGCTGAATTCCTCAGCACCAGCCCGAGATTAACGTCTCGTTTATACCGCCCATGTGGCGGTTTTCTTTTTTAGTCATCTTGAGTTGATCTTTATCCATGGAAAAGACATTTCTCTGCTATGGTTAATTACCAAGCACCGCTTGGCGCAATCCCACTGTTGGAACGATCTCTAATCACCCAGTCCACTCTCAGGATTGGGTGTTTTTTTATTCTGGCTGGAAATGGTTAGCCAGGATGCTCAGTAGTTTGGCTTCTGCAGGATCTGCCAGGGTGCCATCGATATCGACCGGCAGGTACTGGCGCATGGGAATGGTGACTTTGAGGCCACGGCCAGCCTGGCCGCCAAAGTTCTGGATGGCGGCATAGGCATCCAGGCCATTCCCCCAGGGGCCGAACCGCAGGCTATCGCTTGTGGCGTCGTAGCTGAATGCAGCCCGGCGTAATGTCCCGTCCACCTGCAGGATGCGCTTGGCGGCCAGCCGCCTGGTGCCGGCAGCGCTCAGCTTGCCGTCCTTCTTGAAGTTCTTGCTGCCGCCATGGTTGAACAGATAGTTGGCCAGCGTCAGCTCGGCATTGGGTGCCCAGGGCTGGCCATGCCAGTCTGCCTGGTCGGCAAAGCGCTGGTCCGTCTCGGCCTTGGCCCATTCGGCAAAGTCCAGCAGTGCCGGCCGCAGGTTGTGGGCTTGGGCCAACAGTTGGCCCAGTGCCTGGCCGACACTGTCGTTGATGACTTGGATTTCGAAGCTGTTGTCACTCATAATGAATACCGGCCGTGCAGAAGTACGTGAAATATCGCATTACGTACTGCAACCCCCGTTGACCTCTCCCAGCGAACGGGGCGTGCACACGCAGGGGGTGGCGTCCTGCCTGCACGGTTATCCTCCTCATATGATCCGCCGATACATCGCCGGATTATTCAAATCCCGCAAATCCACATAGCCCAAAGTCGTCAGCGTATTGGTCTGCAGGGGTATCCGCTTTCCGGTCTGATCTTTGTCTTTCACGCGGTAATTTGCATTGATCACCGCCTTCATATAGCGCTGGCCATCCTGGGCTTTCCACACGACCAGGTAAACAGGCTCCGGCTGATCATTATTCACCTGCTGATAAACGCGCTCCGGCTCCCACATGCCCACGATAGTCTGCATGGCATCGTCCAGGACAATCCGCTTGTCAGCCTTGGCCCCGGTATCACGTAGTGCGTGCTTGACCTCTGCATCGTCGACCGACACCACTGCCGTGGCCAGCGACTCGCCCGTGGCCTGTTCTATCTTGTCGACCAGTTGCGGCGAGAGCGCACCGATGTGGAAGCGCTGCTTGGTCGGCCGGTAGCCGGCCGGGTCCGGGTAGATCTGCTGCACCAATGGCTGCCAGCGCTCCCGGATGATCTTGTCCAGGGCGTCGATGTTGTTCACGGCAGACTGGATAGCCTCGGCCCCGATCCGGGCCGAGGTGGTCGCGGCCTTGTCCAGCAGCAGCTTGCCGACATAGGCCTGGCCAGGGGCATAGTCCCAGCCGAAGTCGATGCCATCGGGCACATAGACCACGCTGCCATCATCCCGCTCAAGTTTGCGTGTTTGGGTGATGGGGGCCGTATCCGGGCCGTCCTTACCGTACTTTTCACGCAGCTCCTGCATCGATACCGCACGCACGGTGCACTGGCAGCCCCAGCCGTTGGGTGGGTAATGCGTCTGCCACCACGGATCGTCGGCGCGCAGGATCAGCCCATTCCAGGCCTGGTGCTGTGGCCGGGGGCGTAGTACCGAGTCGGAATGCACATAGCGCCAGTACGGCCGGACTTTCAGCATGTCCGGATCGGTCAGTTGTTGGTAGCGGCCAGCGGCATAGCTGGTCTGCAGGTTGGTCTGGTAGATGACGCGGGTGCGCCAGTTGCGGCCACCCTGGAAGTCCCAGCCATGCGTGGCCACGATCTGGTTAAAGTCGCGCCGGAAGTCTGCCAGCGTGCTGCCGCCTTCAATGGCTTTACCCACTGCCTGGCGCAGATCCTCCAGCAAGTCGCTGGCCATGGCCCCGGCCACCACAAAGGAGCGGTCATGCTGCGCCTTCATGATGTCGGTCCACTGCTCAGTCGGCAGGTTCAGCTTCTGCTGGAAATAGTCCAGCTGCGTCTGCCAGGGCTGCTTGAAGACCGCACTCAGCGGAGCCGCGCTATCGGCCATTGCTCACCTCGTAGCGGCCGGACAGTTCAGCCAGGCTGAAGGCGGTATTCATCACCCGCTGCAGCTCAGTGGTTGGCAGGTCACCAAACGCACCAGTCAGCCACGCCTGGAAGGACTCCAGATCCGGAGCGTCGGCCAGTGCCTGGCGAATCACCTGCAACATGGCGTCCATCGGGTCGGCCGTCTTGCTGGTCAGCTGCTCCAGGAGCGGTGCCATCGGATCGGCCTGGCCAGGCTGCAGGGCATTCATCGCACGATAGCGATTCATCGCCTGCTGGGCCGGGGTCTCGACCGGCACCAGTATCGCCTCACCCTGCTTGGGGCGTTCCAGACCGAAGCGGGTATAGGTCGACTCCTGGCCGACGGGCAAGCCAGCACGCACCAGTGTGTTAACCACCCCGGCCAGCGCAGTCAGGTCTTCTGGTTTGTTGATCCGCAGCTTGATGGTGGGGTAGGCCGACTGCACCCCCATATTGAGGTCCACCACCGGCTTTACATAATCGCGGGTGAGGGTGGCTTCCAGCTGCTCGACATCGGCCTCCAGAATGTCTTCCCGTACCTCGTTGTGAACCTTGCCCAGGGCATAGGCACCGCCACCATCTGCGCCACCGGTATTGGTCGACAAAGTCTGGCCCAGCACGATCTTGCTGGTTTGTTTATCGAAGTACTCGGTCAGCCTGGCATAGATATCGACTGACGCTGTCTTGTTGCCGGCGTCGACAAAGTCGATCTCCATGTTCTTGGGAATGGCGGCCGCAGCATCGGTGCCCAGGCTGCGCAGGGCCATGAGCAGGGTTTCAATGTCCTGCGGCGTGGCTGACACATCGTACTTGCCCACCCGCAGCGGCTGGCCATAGGCCTCGGCAAAGGTCACCCAGTCCTTGATGGCGTAATTGCTGAACAGGAATGCCCAGCAGGCCATGCGCGCCAGGCCGCCCCGGATCAGCACGCCCGACTTGGCCTTGACCTTGTGGGTGATGAATTTGTAGGGGGCCAGCGCCTCACCATAGATATTGCTGTCCGAGCGCAGGTAGAGCGTTTCCGGCTCCTCACGCCGGATCTGCAACCAGTAGGGCTGCAGGTAGGACAGGCCGACCGGCATCCACTGCTTGGCACTGGTTTCCCAGTCGATCTCATGGACGCTGAAACCCTTGCCAATGGCGTCCAGGATGTCGAACAGGTTTTCTTTGATCGGGGCCAGGGCCTGCTCCACCAGCTCGCCTGCACGTTGGCTGACGGCATCGTCGCCGGCCGGTTCCACGTATAGCTCCAGGCCAACCAGGGCACGTTTGCGGGTGGACAGCTCAGAGCCGTAATGCAGGTACTTCTCTTCCATGTCCTCGGCCAGGCGCAGGTAGGCACTGGCATCGCCATTCACTGCCTGGCGCAGCATGTGGCCCAGCAGTTCCGGGTCCAGCCCATGACTCGCTGAGGCGATGATTTGACGCACCCCGGTGGTGGTCGGGGTGGCGATGGTGGTTTTAAGCAGACCGGTGTTAATCGGCTGCCCGTTGTGATCCACAATTTGCGGCATGTTTTGCACTCCGTTTCGTTACCAGGTACCGCGCCCGAATCGGGCCGACATGGCCATGCTCCCGCGTGGGATGGACTTGTAGCCCCTGGTGGCCAGCGGTGCGGCATCAATCACGCGGGACGCATACACGGCCAGGGCTACTCCGACAGCCACGTCACCGTGGCGCTTGCCCTTGTCTTCTCCAGTCGTGCGGGTGTCCGGGATGCGCGGCACCCCCTTGATGATCTGTACGGCACGCATGTCGGCCAGCACATCCTTGTCCTTCGGCAGCCCGTCCAGATCACCATCTTCCAGGGCAGCTTTGACCGGGGGCATGTGTTCGCGGTACCAGCTTTCCGACAGCATCACCTGGTGGATGCGATCCGCCCCGTAGCGCTGCATAGCCACCTCGGCCAGATACTGGCCATTACCCCGCGCATCGAATGCACCACCGGCAAAGCCCGGCAGGTTATCCAACAGGTGGAAGGTGATTTGCTCTTGCTGGCGGAAGGGGACATTGCGCATTTCCAGGATGAAGGGCACGCGTTTGACCAGGTTCTGCATTTCAATCAGCGGGACGTGGACCGACAGGTCGCCACTGCGGGCAAAGTCCTCACCGTCAAAGCTGCGGACACCCTTGGGCAGCTTGTCCAGCTCCGGCTGCAGCACCGAATCAATCCAGTCCTGGCAGTGGCTGGCGCGGACATGGTCCGGCTCCAGCTCAAAGCCCTGCGG